ATCAGAAACTGGAGTGTTCCCTTGGTTGTCATTTGATGTGCTGTAGTAATATTTGACTGATTTAGGGACGCTGAATATTGAAAAACGCTCGAAAACAGCAACGACTTCGTCTTTATTATACGTTATATCGTTTTTATACTCCGTGATGTTGTAAATGCTATTTTCGTCAGCCATTTTTCCTTATACCTCTCAAAATATTACACTAAAAAAGTGTAAATAATGTAAATGTTATCACGCATAAGGAGAGAGGAGCAAAAGTTAGCGGTAAACGGCACTGGAGTCAATGGGGTCCAGAGTTTGAATTTCGGCTACGAGAGCACTGCTCAACCCATCTCCACCTTGGGGCATAAAAACATGATCTATGCGCCATCATCACCTCAAACAGCGTCTATTTCAGCAGAAAGCCTTTTAGTATACGATGATTTCTTTTTGGAGTTTACTGGAGCGATACCTTTTAGCGGCCAAATAGATTATAAAAATAAAAAAGTTCAATTTACAGAAGCTTATCTAAGCTCGTACTCATCTTCTTGTTCAATAGGGGAAATTCCAACTTTAGGCATGCAGGCAGAAGTTTACGGTGAACTTGGGACAGGAGAATTTTTTACCCCTTCTAGCTCTTCTCCTCATGATACGACAATACAAACCGCAGGATATAACTCTATAAACATAGATTTAGATGAATTTAACACAAATAGAGTAATAAGTTATTCTTTAGATATACAAACACCAAGAACTCCTATCTACGATTTCGCTGGCAGAACTCCTGCTGAAGTAGTTTCTGATTCCCCGTTAGATGTCACTCTTCAATTTAACATACAGCCCGATGATTACGAAATAAAAAATATGAGATTCGTGCCAGAAGAAACCGTGTTTAGAGATGTAAGCTTAACTATAAACGAAAATAGTAAAAATAATAGCATGCAAAGTTTTTCTTTTAATAACATGCTATTAGTATCAGAGCAATATCAAATAAATACAGAATCAACAGCAAGCATAGCTTTTACTTTGAAAGGAACTATTTTTCGGTAATATGGCTACTATAAGATACGATCAAGTTCCGCTTACGATACATTATAATGATCGCAGTGAAACTATATTAGCTTATAACTGCGCTTTAAGCGAGGCAGCTGATCTAAGACCAGTTAAAGGAATAGGGTTTAAAGGGACGGCTGAGCAAACTCCTCAAGGAGCCAGAACAGCTAGTATATCTTTTTCTTATACGCCCGTGTTAACAGGCATAGTAGATACATTTCTAGAAACCACGGGGAGCTTTAACATTATAAATGAGTTAGCCAGCGGATTAAAAACTTCTAAACAATCTATTGCTTCTGGAGTAGATATAGTATTTGGGGGTATTAGCGGGGAAGGGTTGTTGTCGTCATATTCTCTATCTTTAACCCCTTATTCTCCTGTTCAATGCGATGTAAATTTTGAGCTTTTCGGCTCTGGAGAAAATATACCTGTAAGTGGCAGCTTGACTGCAACCGAAGGAGATAAGGAGGAGCAATCGTTAGCCGGAACAGTAGGCCATTCCGCTTACTCCTCTTTTATGACGTCAGGTTCTCCTGCGACTATTACTAGCGAAGATCAAACAGGCATAGTGCAGTCTGTAGACTATTCTTTGAATTTCCAATACGAGCCTGTGTATAAACTAGGGAAAGAATTTCCTTTTTCTTTTTTATATCATTCAGCAGAAGAAGAAGCATCTATTACAGAAAATGTTTATCAAGCTAGTGGAATAGCTTTCACAGGAAAAAATGAGAATTTTCATTTAAATATAAAAGCTTTAGACGGGAGCACTGCTATGCAGTTAAAAATGGATGAACCAGTGTTGAGTAATACTCAAGTTTCGGTTGATGCCGGAGGACTCGTAAACGCTACTAAACAGATAAGGAGTGTATATTAATGATTTTTTCATCTAAAAATACAAAGCTTAGTTTAAATGACCTGAATATAATTGCAGATCAGTGCTCTTTAGATATTCAAGCTTCTATAGACCCAAGGTACGACGCAGGACAAAGACACTCTAGGAATTATTTTGCCAACGCAGGAATAGGGTCGACTTTAACATTTAGTCACTACTTGACAGGAAACTTAGATAATATAAAAGCTTTTATTACTACTCAAGGAGAAAAAATAGCAGGCAATAGAAGCAATGAAGGCGTGCCTGTTTCAGGTAGTTTTGGCGGAATGGTTTTTAAAAGCGGGTATTTGCGATCTTACGATATAAACTTTCAACCAAACCAACCAGTAGTTGCTAATTCTACAATTGTTTTTTTTATTAATAAGACCAAAAAGAACATCAGCAATAGTTTTAGGATGCCATATTGATATGACTATTAAATCAAAATAAATATTTAATTTATTAATTTTTTCTACAAGATCTAATGTAAAATCATGACCATATTTTATTTTAGAAAATCTTTCTAATTCAGTATGTACAATTAATTCATTGTTTTTAGATATA